TTTAGTTAAGATAGAACCTATCAAAGAATAATCTAATATAGGGTATTCTTTTTTAAATTCTGTAAACTGTTTCATTATCTGACCGATAATTTCAGGTTTAATTTTTGGATCTTTATCTTCAGGATTAGAGAACACACCTGTAGCATAAGTCTGTCTAGGTATATCTATGACTGCCTCATCTTGTTGCTTATCTTTTAAATATTTAAATAAGTAATCTTTAAATCCTATGCTCATATTCTTTTCTTTGCCTCTAACTCTCTCTTAATCCAAGACATTGCAATTCCATTTTCTGGTTTAGTTCTTAATCTACTTCTAATAAATTTTGAAGCAGTATTTAAAGTTTGTGTAACTAATTCTTTTTCACTTCTATTATTATCTACGATTAACATTTTGTTATGTCCAAATACTTTTTGAAATGCACCCATATTTGCCTGAACACCTTGCCAATTTTTTTTTACAATATATTCTGGTATTGATCTTGGTCTAGTTTTATTTCTTTCTATTGCAATATCTAAACTTGTATTAACAAATACCATATAACAATCATAACCTATTGCCTTCAATAAATTAACTTGTCTTTGTATATTCGCATAATCTCTTGCTGTACTATCTATTATCATACCAAGTCTACCTTTTAAGTATTGATCTAATTGTTTTCCAACAAATGCCTTTGCACCTTTTCTAATTATATCTCTAAAATATGATTCTTGGTCTGGCATTTTTAATGAAAGATTAGCATTTTTTAAATCTCTTTCAAACTTTAAATCACTATTAACAACTTTTAATCCTGTACCTGCAAACGCACTTGAAGTTACAAAAGTTTTACCTGACCCAGGACCACCTGCTAAAAAGAACGCTTTGAATATACCAGGATCATAAACACCTTCGTTGATATATTCTCTAACTTCTTGTAAAGTTTTTTTCATTATCCTTTTACCCAATCTTTAGCAATCGTAAAGTTTGCTCTACTAAATTCTAATCTATCTACAAGTTTAACTGCACCTGCTTTTTTATCTACTGCAACAAAACCCTCTGGATTAGTTACTCTATATCCATTAGGTGTTCTAATAAAATGTCCTATACTTTGTATCTGCGATAGTTTTTGTATAAGAAAATTCTTTGCATTACCTAAACTTACGTGACTCGCAATTGCAAAATATAAAGCACTTCTATTTTTATCTATAAATTGTAGACCATCTCTTTTTGCTTTAATAAATTTATCTTTACCTTTAGGTGTTTTTCTATCAGAAATTTCTGCTGTTAAAATTTGATCGTAATAATCTCTAAACATATCTTGTAAAGTTTTAACTTTTGCCATAGAAGTACCTTGACTATTTTTTATGTAGTGATTAAAAAATGACTTTAATCTAAACCCTACTGATAGAGGATCATTTGATTTCATTACATTTAATAAAGGCGCTGCCTTTGATAACGAACCTTCTGCCATTCTTATTAGTCCGTCAAACCTTGATAGTTCTCCAGATGTAAATGTAGATGAACCAGATGTATCTGTATAACCTGCACTTGCTAGATAGACTGCTGTTGAACCTGTCTTACCACTAACAGTACCAAACCCAGCAACTAAAGATGACATAGTTTTACCTGTGTAGTAAGTATGAAATACAATACCTAATCTTGCTCTACTAATTTTTCTACCTAAAGCAGATGATACTGGTACTGCATATGTAATAGTATTAGGTGTAAAAGTTATCATTCTTTCACCATCTATGTTTGCTACTTTAGTATCGCCTTTTGTAAATAGTAAATCGCCTTGATAGATACCTGTAATACCCAATCTCTTTAATTCTTTTAAACAAACATTTAATTTTTGTGCAACAGGACCAGAGTGATTACTAGCAATGTCGCCAGGTGTGTAATTGATTTTAGGTGTTTTATTGAAGACTGATTTTGTGCCGACAAAGAATTTGCCGTTCTCAGGATTTCTACCTGCAACAATAGCGGGAGCGCCGTCCCATTTAACAGACATATTAACTCGTCCGCTAGCAGAACCAGCTAACATATTTCTAACTGACTTTAAAAAACTTACTGCGTTACGACCACCATCTGATCCACGATTAATTATATCGTCTTCTAGGTGTTCTAAATGCGTATTCTTTTCTGTGGTAATAAAACCTTTAAAACTAAACATATTCCTCTCATTGTTTCCATAAATATAATAATCACATTTTCCATATAAATCAACTAATACTATTTATAATAATTTATCTCTAGTATATCTTAATAAAAAATCCGTTATCAGGATTGATTTTCTTAGCACCGTTTATCATCTTATTCATAATAGCAGATAAGTCTTTTTTATTTTTTATGAAAAAGTGCATTATTTTTAAACCTTGAATCTTCATAACCATATTTTCAGCAACTTTACTAGGTCTTTTAGCTGATTGTAAATCCCCAATTGTTTTTTTAAAATCTTTATAACTTATTTTTTTAACATTATAAACTTTTGAATCCCTAGTAACAGTTTCATACATATCGTAAGTTTCTTTACATTTTTTTTCATCAAAATTTGAAAATGGTTCAGGTGAACCAAAATATTTTATACTATCAATTCTAGCATCCTTCCACATACTCATAACATTATCAATCACTTTTGTAGAAACTTTTCCTAAACGACCTCCTGTCGGTGTACCATCAGATGTAATTTCAGTTTGTGCAGTACCATATTGGTGAGGAAATCCTCTAACTTGCATACTGATTTGTTTTTTTGTAGTTGTATTATTAAAAGTAAATAAACCTATTTCTTTGCCTTCAGTAGATAAGTTGCAATTAAATTTTGCTATTTGAATATCGTAATCTGCCACCTTAACTTGACCTGGTACATTGTTTTTATCTACATTTGCTTTGTCTGAAGTTATCTGTTTAAGAGAAATTGGATACATCTTTCCATCCTTATAAAGTTTATAAATTTTATCATTAACCATATTAAGTAATCCTTCTGAAGCGGTATAAGTTTCTACCATTTTGTCTAAAGCGTCAGTTATTTCTTTTCTTTTATCTTTTTTAACTATAAAAATATCTGCTGGATTCCAAGAATCTTTTTTTGATATTCCTACTTTTTTTAAAAATTTTTCAATAGTAGTAGTAAACGCTGACTTATCTGTAGCGTCGTGGATAATATCGTAAGTATTTAAAGAACCTACAATTTTTATAACTGCTGGTTTTGTTAGTTGAAATGTCTTAAACCAATCAGAAAAAGCTTCTGGATCTTTTTCAAATATAGATTGTTTAGTATCTTTAGCAGTTTCAATTTTTTTTCGCAAAGACATTACAGTAGCTAACTCGCCTGCGTCTGCTAGTGCTTTACCTAAAGTATTCCTTGATTGCCCACCTATACCTGAAAATGGTGCTTTATCTATATCTGTAAATTTAAAAGAGTTTTTACCATCAGTAAATATAGAAGCCATCTTGCCGTTAGGATCAAGTATCTTTCCATATTTTTGAAAATTTGTTTGTACTTTTTCTAACATATCAATATCTTTAGTTTTTTTAAACTTAATAGACTTGCCGTCTTTTACTTTAATTGGCGTGCCTTTTTTAATTTTGGCTACGATTGATACGATATAATTTGATTTAGGTAAATCTTTTCTTTGAAATATTGCCATAGTTCTCTCTCTATAGCATATTTATAAGAGGTTGTCAAGCCTTAATCCAGAACATTTTAGGTATACCGCCAGAAAGTCTCCATACTTGATTCTTATTCTGAAAGTCTGCTAGTTTCTGTGCGTCTTCTTCAAAAAAATATTCAGCAATAATATTCTTTGTCGGTTGTTCTAATACTTGCCACAGTATCTTACGACCTTTCTTTTTCATCTTTACTTTGTAAGATAGATCGTTGTATTCTTTATCTGATTTAGGTTTTCTATCACCTCTATGAAATCTTACTTTTTGTTTTTTTGCCATTATACTTTAAAATCTGAAAACTTATCGTAGGGATTTTCTACTTTAAGATCAGGTTCCTTTCCTCTATCTACTATGTTTTGTTGTGAATTTTCAACATCATATAGTTTCATTTTTGCTCTATCAACACCTATGATAAATGATCTATTAATACCTGGATCATTATATCTATTCTTTAACTGTTTGACTTTCATTTGACCTAACTGATCTAGTTCTTCATTTGATTGTAAAGCAAACATAAAGTCGGCAGTAGCAGGTAAACCAAAAGACTCTGCCGTATCTTCTAAACCAATATCAGTTGAAACAAATCCTGTTCTCGTTGTTTGTGTTGCACTAAAGATTGGCACATTAAACTCAACAGCAAGACCTCTTAATTCTTCAGCAATTGCCTTGATAAAGAAATATGATCCTACATTACCACCTTTAAATCTAGCACTAGTACAAATATTTAAGTAGTCAATGAAAACAACATCTGGTCTAAAACTTTTCTTTAATGATAATTCATTAAACAATGATCTGAAATGACCTGCGTGAGCAGACGCAGTTGGATATTCTTTAATAATTAATTGACCGTTAGTTTTGTTTCTTACTTTTTCTATTTTAGAATCATACAAGTCTTTTGGTAAAGCGTGTAGATCGTCCATAGATACATCTAATAAGTTTGCGTCAATTCTTTCAGCAATTCTTTCTTCAGCCATTTCTAAAGTAATATACAATACATTTAAACCTTGTGCCAAATAAGCACTAGCACAATGACACATAAACAAAGACTTACCTACACCTGTACCTGCAAGAGCAATGTTTAATGTTTTACTTGGTACACCACCTTTTGTAATTTTGTTGAAGTAAGATAAATCAAATTGATATTTCTTCTCTTTTGTATGATAAAATTTAAATCTTTCGTCTGCGTCATTAATATAATCGTGACCGATATGATTATCAAAACTTACTGCTAATGCGTCTGCAAGAATACTAGGTATTGCCTCTGGTGTTTTGTCTTTAGATTTACCATCTAAAATTTTGATACCGTCTAATACTGCATTGTGAACAGCACGATCTTTACAAAACTTTTCTGTTGTATCTAACAACCATTGTTGATCTATGTCTTCAGGATTTAATGTTACTATTAAATCTTTTACTAATTTAACTTCGGTATCGTTTATGTCTTTACGATTACCTAGTTCTATTAGTATTGATTCTTTTGATGGTAGATTCTTATACTTCATTACAAAAGAATTGATCTCTTGGAATAAAATCTGTTCTTCTCTCTTTGTAAAATAGATTTCGTTTACAAAAGGTAAAGTCTTACGAGTAAATTCTTCATTGAATATAAGATTTCTTAATATTGTAAATTCTATTCTTTCATTATTCATATATTGCTTGCCCACCTTTTATTTGTTTATCTAATAATTCAATAAGTATATCACCAATATAATCTATAAACTCTTGTTTGTCAATGCTGGTTTCATCAAATGGATTGAAGATTATATCGTAATCAAACTTCATAGGTAGATTACCTTTATCGTCTTCTTCTTTTGCGAATCCAACTTTTCCGTATTTGTAAATGATTCCTTTGTACGGTGGTTGTAATAACTTTATGCAAGTAAAGTCATCACCTTCTTTCTGTACGAAAGCGTATCTATTCTGATTGTTCGGTTTCTTCGGATCCGTAGGTAAATTTTCTTTTGGCATAATCATCTATTGTTTTTAATACTTCGTCTGTAAAATACTTATCAGGATTCTCGTTGATGTTCTTACCAAATACTTTTGAACCATCAGGCATTTCGTATCTTGTAGATACTTTCTTAAATACACCAGCTGCTTCTCCGAGTTCTAATAGACCGTAGTATTGATCTAATCCCTCTTTGTATGTTAGTCTTACATCTATCATAGCATTTTCTTTTGTTAACCTTGACTTATAATTTTTACAATGAATAATATTACCAATTACTTCGGTACCGTCTTTTTCTTTTCTCTTACTTAAATAAACTATTGATGAAGCGGCGTATTTCAAACCTGAACCACCACCCATTTCTTTTTGTGGATACATAGAACCAATAACATCATAAGTGTGATTGGTCATTATCATAGGAACACTTGCTTTACCAAGTTTTAAAGTTAATACTCTAAACGTAGATTTAACTATTTGTGATCTAGTCATATCTCTTGTTTCTTTACCTGCGGCTGTGTCTTCCATTTCTTTAGTTGTAGATAACATACCTAAACTATCTAATACGAACAACAAAGGTTTTCTTTTATCCTCTGGTTGTTCAATATACTTGTCTAAAACTTTTAAAGATTGAGTTCTAAATTCTTGTACAGTTGATACAGGTACGACAACCATTCTACTAGAGTCGACACCTCTACTTTCAATCATACTTTTTGATATTGCACTTTCTGATTCAAAGTATATTACACCTGCGTCTTTGTCTTTATCTAAAAATGCTTTTACGATTCCTAATGCAAAAAATGTTTTACCTGTAGCGGCCTCACCTGCAATTGCAGTAATCTTGTTCGCTGGCATTCCACCGTAAATTGATCCTGATAACAAAGCATTAAAGGCATACGAACCTGTGTCTATAAAATTTGTTACATCTGCTGTATCAACACCTTCACTAACTAGTGTTGCGTATTCATTACCTGTTTCTTTAATTATGTCCTTTAGAAAGTTGCTCATATTCTATCATCTCCTTATCATTATAAGATATTGTGTACCATTTGATACCCATATCATAACACACTTTCTTAATATTGTCAAGCTCCTTTGCAGGAAAATTATGTGTCATTGTTCTTTGTTTATTATATATCGTAATCATCATTTAATATATTTGGTATTTCATTAACTTTTGATTTTGCTCTCAATACAACCTTTCTCGCTTTTGGCGATAGTTTAGTTACGTCTAATTGATCTTCGTGCCATAGTCTGTATTTAGGATCCTCTGGCACCCAATCTACTGGTGGTTCTTCATATTCGTGTGGTTGTATTTTATCCCACAACATTTTCTTAACTTCATCAATATGTACAGGACCAAAGTCATTATAAGTTCTACCTTCAAATCTTTTTGCCATAGCAAAAATTTGTTCTTTGTTATATTGTACTTTTCTTTGATAGTCCCAATACTCTTGCTGGGCGTTGTATTCTTTAGGTTGTATTGCCATCATAATATTTATTCAAAAAAACTATCTAAGGTACCTTTTCTTATTGACTTAAATAAATCTACATTTTTGTCTTTAGAAAAACACCATACATTTTCTATAAATGTTTTGTTCATAAAATCTTGCTTATCTTTTTCTGTTTCAAATAACTTATCTGATTTAGGTCTTTGCATAATTCTCATTCCTATTTGACCTATAAAGTTATCTTTTAACATATCAACAACTTCATCACAACTCTTATATCGTTTACCTTTGATAGTCGGATCCATAATATTAATTAATGTATGTTTAGATACTTCAAAACATTTTTTAGATACAGGTAAAAAGAAATCATCACGCCACTTCTCGTACTCATTAAATTTAAACCAAGATTGATTTTCTTCTTTTTCACCACCTTTATTATATTCTTCGGTACTAAAATATGGTGGACTTGTAAAAGAACAATCAACATCTTTAATTTCATCCCAAGGTAAATCTTCAGCACCTGTATTATAGATAGTAACTTTTTTAGGTTTAGTTAAGAAACTATTATAATTCA